CTACGATATTCCATATCGTCTTCCATTCCTTTTTTACGTTCTGACAATCCTTTTGGCATTGATGGATGTGCTTTGCTACGAGCATGTTCCTGTTGTGCAACAAAAGTTTCTTCTTCATCTTCAATAGATTTTGCCATAGTATCTAAAAACGCTTGACGTTGTGCTGCCTTGCCTTGTAACTCTTTGTCACGTTTTTGTAAGATATCAAATTCCGCCTGTAACATTTCCAAGTTTGAATTAGGATCGTTTCTATTGACTTCCTCTTGAATTTCTTTAAATCTTTTTTGAATCTGTTCGTGATTCATTGCATTGAATGCTGCTAGTTGTTGCTCTGTAAACATTAATTAATAGCCTCCTTAATCTGCAACAACAAACTCAGTCTTTCTCGTTTCTTTTCATTTTCTTTTTTAACCCGTTCCTCATCCATTAAAGACTTTGCCCTTGCTTCAATAGATGTTTGATCATTTGCAGGAATCGACACTGCCGAAACATCATAAATTTTTGATACTTTACGTGTTGTCCACATTTTTTTATCTCTATCATATGATTCCTCATCCACCATGTAGCGCCATGACATCTGAGTAACCATTCCTGCCTGAATACTGTCGTACAAACGTTTTGCAGCTTCTGTTCTTCCTAAATCTGCTGCAACAAACAATCCATGTTCATCTACTTCAACAATAAGTGAACCATTGCTTGTACGTGCATATACCATTCCTCCATGATCAAATTGGAAGATGATATCACTCATATCAGCGTTGTCCAAACTTGAACGCTCTATCAACTCATATACATCATTACCTTCGTAATCTCGATAAAGCACATAAGGCTCAAATGTTGTAGCATATCCTTCAACATAGTACTGAGTATCAATCCGTTTATTCTCCGTCACTGGATTCATCTGAAACGGAATTGAGCGCATTTGGATTTTGCTGTGGTTCGGTTTCGCCATTGTAACTAATACCTCCTTGATTTGATTTAGTTACCTGGATATATTCACCTCGAATAAAACGTTTCTTACCTTCATCATCTGGTAAAGGCGCTTTGTTCATAATATTTAATGCCCCGTTCGTATCAATCATTCCTCTATCGAACATTTGAGTCGCAACATTCAGCTTTGTCTGTGTTGAATCATACTGTAAACGATCGCTTGTAAGAATGATTTCACTACCATTCATAATCTGATTTACGGAATATAACATTCCACTCAACACTTCTCCAACTTCAATAAAGAATGGTTCAATAATTGATTCATAAAATGCATTCCATTCATCAGGTTTATATTTATTTTGTAAAATAGCTTCACTAATCCCAAAATAGCTGTATACACTATTTTCAATTGCCTGCTTCTGTTTGGCATCCACTAATAATGGTTTACTTTCAATCGGTTTTACTTCATCAAAGCGATTATCAATAAGAAATACACCTGTTTCATTCTTGTTCAGGTTATTTCTCAAGATTTGGTTCTGTTGTTCTTTGTAATCCTCATCATCATCAATTGGTGTTGAGATTTTAGCTAAGAATCGAACAATAGAACTCGACTTGATCGCATTAATTGCTCCTTCTTCCTGGGCAAGCATCAATTTAGCTGTTGTGTCAAATGCATCATTAACATCACCAAAGTAATCATCTTTATACTGCATTTGCCTTAGATGTCCTACTTTACTGTATTCAATCAATTTTGTTTCGCCATAGATGAAATTAAAATAAATATAAACTACACCATTAATTTCTTTTAACTGACACTGACTTGGTACTGCGGGCCACAATCCCTTTATCATTCCATATTCATCTTCAATTGGAATAATGAAAGCATTGTTTTCTGCAAAATAGATGGTTGCCAATCTTTTGTAAAATTGACTAGCTGTCATATAAGGATTTGGCTTTTTCTTAACCAAATAGTTATATATCTTGCTTTTGTATTCTTGGTTTGTAAGTTCAGGTGAAGCCTTTCCACATGATGTAGCAATTCGATTGATACATGCTCTGCATAGTCCAATCTCATATATTCCACCATCATAGGATGAATACACTGGTGAATATCCACCTAAGCTTGCAAACATTGAATGTAATTGATTTTGTTTAGGTGCTGGCTTATTTAGTCCTAATAGACTACCAAGCAAACCAAATCTTTTTCTTCTGCTTTTAGCCACTAATTCACCTTCCTTTTCTTGTTTTCAAGGCGGTATTTAAATGTATCCCACCATTTTTGTCTTACTGTATATGCATCAATAACAGATGCATATCCATCAATATGCTTTCTTGAATCAGTTTTAATCATGCGGACACGATTGTCCTCCGCAACTTTCTTTAATGCCACACTAGACATATGTGCTTGTAAAAGTCCATTCGTTCCTGTATGAACAAATCCATCTCTTACATATCCTGTAAATTCATTAATAACCGGTGTAAGGTTAGTTCCCTGAATGACATCATCCATCTTGTATCCATATTTCTTCATATCATCCACAAGATACTGTGCCGAATAACGGTCATATCCAACGACTACACAATAAATCTTGTATTTCTTACGTAACATTTCAAACCATTCCGTAACATCTTCATACCGTACAAAGTTTTCCCCACTTGGACTTAAATATCCCAATTGAATAAATCTTGTATATGGTATTTTGTCTCTTTCCTCTAGCTCCTTGATTTTTAATGTTGGAAGCCAGAAATGAGTAAATATGTAGTCATGTTCTTGAATTCGTATAACTACAGATGCGGCTGTTAAATCGGTTGTTTGTGACAAGTCAATTCCACCAACTGCATATGTATGTGCAAAATCTTCAAATCTAAGTTCTTCACCTTTAACTTTGTTAATATCTTCTGCACTAAATAACGCTTCCGTTGAATTCTGTTTGATATTCGCATATTTTGTTATAAACTCCGCCTTATACGTTGGTGAGCTATGTGCTTTTAAAATTTCATTCTGCAAATATTCATAAGAAACAGATATTCCAAGATTTGGCATTGCCTTCCTCAATTCAATAGGATCATCCCATTTTTGAATATCGTCAATCATATAAAAGAAAGGCAACATTTGTTTTTCATCAGACGTACCAAGTAAAACAGATGTTCCACGAACAAATAATTCATCATATAATCCTTCATCAATATAGTTTGCGGTACTTACAGGAATATAAAGTGGATCAGGTCTTGCACCACCTGCCGACAACATAACGTTGTACATTTTCATACCCGCTTCACCTTCCCAGGCTGCAAACTCATCAAAGATTGTCAAATATGGGTTGAATCCGTCTGACTTCTTAGATGCAAAGGCAATTGGCTCCCATCTACAGTTGTTCTGTTTCATGTAGATATCTGTTCTACGTTTTTTTACTCTTTGGCTCAACGCTTTAGAGTGTTCCATCATTTGATACAGAACGTTGTAAATGATCTGCGCTTGTTTTAACTTTGGCGCTATATTGTATATCTGCATACCTGCTTCATCCGATGTAAATCCAACATCAAGTTCAATACCTGCACAAAGAAATGATTTTCCTTGTTTTCGGCCCATGACCGTTGGTATTTCACGAAACTGCCTTTTTCCATTCTTATCAACAAGTCCGAATATGCACGCAATATAGTATTTTTGCCAAGGCTCAAGCTTCACTTTTGTTGTTTTTCCTTCTACGTGGTGACAAAACGTTTCAATAAACGCTATATGCATTTCTGCTTTTTTCTCATCATAGAAGAAATCTCCATTTGCTAAACCTCTTTCAACATATTGAAGATTAAGCTTTATCCACTTACCGACTACATCTTCACCTGATTTAATACGTTCTTTATAAATGTCTAGATATTTCATTTAAATCTGCTCATAAACTCATCCAATTCATCACCTTTTTTCCCGGATACTTCTGTTGTTTTTGAAAGTGAAGTAGGTGACAAGCCAAGTTCTTTGCAGTACTTCATTATTTGGTCACGTAATTGAACGGTAATAATGTAATATGGTGAGCGTGATAAATTTGTTGCGCCAGCCTTATTCGTATATTCAACAACCATCTGTAATGTTTTGAAACCATTTGCTTTGCTTGAATCTCTCCATTGCTTCATTGTTGAATCGTATTGAGCCAGTGCATCTGCGAGTGAATCAATCGCAACTGAATATTCAGGAGAATATGTACCTAAATTTTCTAATTGAGAATTTATCCTTTTTTTCCATGCTCCTTTTTGCATTCGTCCTCCTTTCCACATCCTATAAGCATTCCATTTTCATCAAATTCAAAAGATGGTTTGCGTTTGGAATGTTCCTCTGCATGACATAAATCACACAACGCTTCCAAATTAGAATCACCAAATAGAATGTGTATATCTCTATAGTTATCCTGGTCTATGTGCACTTTGTGATGCACGCAAGTCGACCTGGTATAGATACCTTTTTTTAAACATCTTTCACAAAGCGGATGCGCCTTTCTATACGCTTTACTTTTCTTTTCCCAAGCTTTGCTTGAGTAGAATTTTCTAGCATAATTTCTAGCTCCCGTTTTCGTTGCTTCTGAACCATAATATTTTTTCATATCGCTACATTCAAAGTTTTAGTTAACAGATTTAAAGGACGACAATATGAACAGTAAACACTTTGAATGCAGTGATATGAAAAAGACCCGTGTTTCCACAGGTCTTTTTCACAACGGGCGCAATATGAAACAATCCAAGAACTACCTTGTTTGTTCTAGAAGATGTTTTCCAATCTTCACAACTACAGAATATCACGGTTTTTCTTTGTACACTGTACAAAATGAAGAAATTCAGATTTTACCCCCTCTCGTACGCGCATGACCGAGTTTTTTTAAACTCCCCACGCCGTTCCCCGAAACGCAAAAAACTTTTGAAAGATAGGGGGGTATCTGCTGATCTGATCCACGCCATGGGCGCTTTCAGGGTTCAAATTTTAACTTATGCAGCTACCACCACACCGCCCCGTTCACGGCTTCAATCATATGACATTCATATATTTATTATCATGTTGAAAGATGTTTCAACAACGCATGTTGAAAGCGTTCTTTCATAACATGGCCATGACTACATTAATAGAACACGCGCGCACGTTCTTATATATGCAATAAATATTTCATCACTTTAATACATTGGATCATGCGCACCCGTTCCATATGTTTTAGCTTGTCAATTGTCTTCCTGGATCATGATCCAAGACCACCAAAAAAAGGACGGCCAAACCGTCCACACATATATATTTTATAAGTCCGATAACTCTATCTTATAAGACTAGAACCGAACACGCTTAAAAGCCTTATAAATAGGCGCTTGCGTGCACGTTTGCAAAACAAAAAGCTTTTTGAAAAAATGAACATAAAAAAAGACGGGTTTATATTTTCGTGCCGTCTTTATTTACAAATTGAATAACTAATTTTGTTTCGGTAAACTCCGCAACCTTTTCAAGGTCCGAAACGTTCCAGGTGTTTCTTTTCATCTTACCGGCTAGACTTTGCGGACTTGTGCCCATAGCCTCCGCAAGTTGTCTTGCATTTGTATTATTGTATGCAAGAATCGCTTTTATTTTTTTTGTTGTGTCCATCCTTTTTACCTCCGTATTAATTATAACATTAATATTTTAAATTGCAAAATGTGTTATTTTCATTTTAAAATTAATTTTGTTATTGATAATATTAATTTTAAAGTGTATATTGTAAATGTCTTAAATGACAACACGCAAGAAAGGAGGTAACAAGCGTGAAGTTTTCTAGAAAAGCTAGAAAGAAAGAAGAAAGAAAGGCTAAAAGAAAAGAATGTATATATACAGTATTAAGCTGGACACTTGAACTTATATATACATCCTCACTAATCGAAGCCCTGAAGCTTCTTAAAAAGATTATATCTAAGTGGCTTTAGTCACTTGGATATATCTATTATATCACGCTTTATTATATGGATCTAATTAAATTAGTTTTATTTTTATCTATCGCATTAAATGCATATCTATTAAATAAGATGATTAATAAATAAGGAGGTATAAAAGATATGTTAAAAACAAATTGTAAGATCGTAAATGATCAAATTGATAATTATATTCTAGATTGTTTAGAAGATGCATTGCAAGAAAATGAGATCAACCGCGAAAATAAAAAAGCCGCTTTTCAATTTTTATATGATGACTTTTTACGCGTTGAAAGTTGGCAACTTGTAAGATCCCACAACTTGCAAAGCTTATTTGAATTTTATATGATGGGCCTTCCTTTCAATTTTAACTATTATGATTCACGTTATGGTGAAGGAAGCGCAAAAGCAATTTTAAAAGATTTTCTTCAGCAAACGGATGAAGAAGCCGATAAATACAGCTATGAAAAAGCTGAAAAAACGTTATCATATCTTATTCTAAAACGTGTTCAGCGTTTCGCAAAAATTGGAGGTTAAGAAAATGGAAAAATATAGCTATGATGAACTTTATGAGGTTGTAGAAAAATATGAAAAAGAGTTTAAAAAATGTAAATTGTCTGTTATTGACTTACTTAAAATTCAACGCGATTGTAAAGTACAAGTTACAAAAATCGTCAAAGACGGTCACCACAAAAAAATATCCGAAAAAGTTGAAATTGTACCATTTGATCATTTTATAAATTTAATTACTTCAATTGGCTTTTTTCACGATAAAGTTACACTTAATTATTCATATGTTGGTTATTGTGTTTATACCATGACTTGCACTAGTCCAGACAAAGAGAAGCACATAACAAGAAAAATTGACTTTATAAAGGTAAATCAACAATGAGACGATCGGATCTTGACAATATGAGCACCGCCAAGGTGCTCATACTTGCCGCCGTGAAAGCATTTAAATATTTATCTTATTTCATAACAATAAATTTATTTATATTTATTTTTGCGTGTATCTGTTATTCGTTTTAGGAGGTTAAACAATGGAACTTTTAGAAATTAAGTTATTACATAAATACGCAAGAATAAGATCATATATGAATGATCTTATTTCTGGTAATTTTGTTATATATGATTTTCTTTATGAATGTCTTGCGGATCATATCGAATCTTTTATTTTTGATCTTGCTTATATAGAAAATGAAAAAGTTATAAATATTTATTATGATCAACTTTTAAACGATTCTAAACAAGTAAGTAACGAACTTTATACACTTGTTATAACTATTTTTGAAGATAATGAATGGAGGTTTTAAAAATGAATAATAAAGAATATATTGAACTAGTAGAAGAAAAGCTGGATCAGCTCAACGCAAACAGTCTAAAGGCAAATAGTATAATGCCTTTTTCAATAAATAGACATTTAAATGGACTATATGATCTCAGTTATGGAATGGATGTAATCGCGTGGATGCTAGAACCGCGTGAACTTTGGCAACTTGTCAACAGTTTATGCATATTGAATATTTTAGGAGGGCTAAAAAATGACAATGTGGAAGAAAGAAAGAAAACATTTTAATTATTATGTTACAAATGAGCGGAAAAAAACCCACATTTATGTTGAAGCGTTAGGGACTCCCAGCGCTTCAACCGAAAAAGTTTTATATGATCATGGTTTTAAGTTTGATCATAATAAATGCATGTATGCAGCAACTCAAACAAATGAATTAAGGCTTTTTGTCGCTCATGATCTTGATAAACTTTTCAATTATGATATTCAAATATATTTCAATACAGAAGCGAAAAAAGAACTTTTCGCGCCTGATGTCCAAGAAATAAAAGATATCTGTTATTTCTTCAAAATTTATAAATGCTATGTTGATATTTTAAACAAGAATCTTTTTAAGATCTGTAAACCAGGCTCAAAAAGCTTGCTGGCAACCTATAACACGAACTCAAAAACTATTGATATTTTTAATAGAAACAAGCTTATAGAAAGCTATGTGTATAATAATGGTAAAATCGAAAAGATGAGCATTGAAAAAGCAGCACCAAAGAAGAAAAAAAAGCCGCTTACAGATCAACAAAAATTAAATGAAATGCTTGAAGCATTTCCATTTTAGGAGGTAAAAAAATATGGGATATATAGGAAATAAAATGAGTGAGCGCGCTTATGAAGCTTATGAAAGTGGTGAAAAGCCACTTTCTAAATGGTCTAAATTTGATATTATAAAAAGCGTTTTAAATGTTAGAAATGACTTTCAAGAAAAAGAATTAAAAATTTATAGCAAAGAAGTTTTAAAAGTTTTTCTAATCTGTAGCTCATGGCATCATACGGGATCATATTTCAATGAAACTAATTTCTATAGTTTAGATCTTGATTTTATTGAACTATCAAAAATTGAAATAATCCAGGTACTTGAAAAGAAGAAAAAAGATCTTGAAAAAGAGAAGAAAGAAAAAAAGATTTTAAAACTTCAAAAATGCATATTTTCATATATTGAATGGGCCGGAACCCGCAAGCATCCAAAAGCAATAGAAAAAGAATCATATGGCATCATAAAAGGGTCATGGATATATTACAAGAATGGAAAAAAATCATTGAATGGTAAATATGTACATGTTATTAAAGAGTTTGAGCGTGCACCGCGCGGAACTGCTGCACTATTCAAACAAATTGAAAAGGACTTGTAAAAAAGTCCTTTTTTTATAATTTCATTTTTTTGATTTGTTTCTGGATCAGCTTTTTTTTGACTGGATTCGATGCGAAAAAGTTCATAAAAAGTTTAGTTTTAAACTCATATTCTTTTTGATCTACTTCTTTAACATCTAAAACTCTTTTGAATATTACTATTGCGATAAAGTTCGCAAACAAATTTGCATCTTTTTCTATTTCCTGATTCTCATAGTGTTTGCTGCTTGAATCCTTATAACTTTCAAATTCTTTTTTCCATATAGAAACGCTTCTTTCATCTATAGAAAACACTTTTTGATTCTTCGTATATACACATGCATATTGATATAAATGTCTAATTTCATGAGCTAGATATATATAAACTAAACTACTATCTATGGATGTATTCAGGTTTACACAAATTACATTTTCTATTGGGTATGATGTGCATATGCTTGTATCTTTTACTTGAAAAAGTTCTTTATTGACTGGTTTATGTTTAAGATCATAAACCTTATCATTTGCTTTAAAGTAAACTTTTGGAATCTTTATATTTAATAATGTGCATAGAAAACTTATATAATCATTCATGCATTCATTATATCCGAAAAACTTTATTTTGAAAAACTTATTTATCCAAGATCATAAAAACTTTTTCAAGTTGTTCTTGAGACGTTAGAAAAAACTTTTGAGATTCTTTTTCGTGTTTGCATAGAATCGAACCGTCAAAAAACTTTTCCAGCAACTGATAAAACTTTTCTTTCTTCACATAATAAACATAATTCACAGGCACATCTTCATCATCATGTGCATTGTATTCAAAAACTTTTTCAACCAACTCAGAACAAACAACACAAATCTGTACATTATCATACTTCACAAAAGCCTTCACAAAAACTTCTTTATAACAAAACTTATTTTTGTCCATTTCATCACTCCTAAAAAACTTTCTACATATCAATTAATATTCTCAAAAACTTTTTATATTCTTCTTTTGATATTAGATAAAACTTATTACATCCATTTTTGATATCTTCATAATTGAAGCACTCAATTTCATTATCTAAAAACTTCCTATATAAACTTTTAAATTGTGATTCACAAATATAATACTCAATTACTAGTATATTATTGTGATCATAATGACACCTTTCAAACTTTTCATCTGACATATAAACACATACAAAACGATCTCCTACAAAACGATCTCCATATTGTACAAATAAACTTTCTGTATTACGAATCAGAAAAAACTTTTTCGCTTCTGTTAAAAACTTTTTCACAATATCACTCCTATCAACCAGCGGTCATTTCCGCATGAAAATCATAATAACATTTACCAAAATACATCCGGCCATTATTGAAATGCGTTCTTAAATAAAACATTACTTTTTCAAAATTCTGCCGATCAAGCGCTATAATTCTTTTAAATCCATCACGTCCATGAGCATCTTGTCTATATCTATACTTTATTCCATCGTTGACAATAAACTTATCAAACTTTTTATATTTTGTTTTGGTGAGATTATATTCATAACCCCATCCTTCATCATGATGCAAAATTATAAACCATCTGTTATAGCACGGCATGATTTTTAAGTATCCAACACGTTCCATGATACAGCTCCTATTTATCTGCAATCGTTTCTACAAAACAATTATAATAAACATATCTTTTCCCATCATAATCAAATTTTACATATCCACCATCATTTGTTTCAATATCAATTCTTCCCTCATAGCTAGCTATAATTTTTCCATCCGCTGTATACACATTGATTATTCTATTCAATCCACCATTCAAATCTGATTTTATATCAGTACCCCAACGATCCATAGATGCACATCCAAATAAGGAAATGCTAATCATTCCAACCATTAATAATTTGTATAATTTATTCATTTTATTCCTCTTTTCTTTGACAATCCTATAAAGCACACATTTATTCAAATTCAACAAATCTTGTACCTTTCACTTTCCCGCATTTCAAACACACAAGATACTGAGTCTCACCGCTGATACAATGAAACATCTCATTCTTTACACACCAAGTAAATTCATGCTTACAGAATAATCTTTTAAAAAACCATTTAATTTTGTTTATCATCTGAACTTCTTTCTATGTCCGATAACTATATATTATCAGACTAACTACAAACCTTTTAAAAACCTAGTAAACAGGCTACTTTGTAACACTTTTCTAAAATAAAAACTTTGTAAAAAAATCAACCACATTTTATGCAATTAATCTCATTTTATTTCACCTGTTTCAATCAACTTTGCCGCTTGTAAAACTCCTGCCTTAAAAAAATCCGTTTTTGTTGTTGCATACACTCTTAATCCTTTAACAATAGTATCAATCGAGATTTCTTTGCCTTTCTTTTCAAGAATGTATTCAATAGCATCATCACATTTTCCAACCTTATTTGCCATAACAACAACATAGCCTTCATCTAATGTTTCTTGCAATTTATCTAAACTTTCCCCATCAAAAACATATGATCTGATTACTTTCTGCATGATTTTTTATCTCCTCTAGAAAGAATAATATTTAATTTACTGATCGTTTCTTCGATTAATTCTCGCGGACTATTTTGATCATTTATCGCATATTTAATTGCGTTTATCAATTGTTCACTATAAACCTTATCCCCATTTTTCATCTTTTCAGCAATGTTCCAAATCCTTTTTCCTGATGATGATTTAATTGGAATAACGCAAGCAAAATCAAAACATTTTAATTCATCTCTCATTGTTTTAATATATTCTGAAAAAATAGACAATTCCTTCAAAATATCATAATCATCGTCATATTCAACTATTATAAAATGCTCACCTCCGTAGCTAAATGAAAGAAAATAATTACTATTTACTTTCGCCGTGTGCTCAACACTTAACTTAGGAAATTCAAACCTTGGCTGCTCTACTTCAAATTTCATTCTAAATTTCTCCCATAATGAGCTTTTTAAGCTCTTTCTTCATTGCGTAATACATTTTCATTCTGCTACAGAACTTTTCGCCTGAAAGCTTCTCAAATGATTCTCCGTTGATATAATGACGTTTCATATATAAACGAATATCATCATCTGGAATAAGATCAATAATTGTTTCAACTTCTCTCATCTTTCCTAAGATAAGATTCTTATCATCTTCAAGCACTTTTTCTTTTGAAATAAACTTTACAAGAACATCATTTGTAATATCCTTGTTCTTTTTTGAATCCAACCTTTGTTCAAATGATGGAGATTTTGGATCTGAAAATTCTTTTTTTCGAACCTCCAAATCCTTTAAAATTCCATCCAACGATTTAAACTTTCTTTCATAAATTTTGAACATTTCAAGCTTTTTAATTAATGCATCCACTTGAACATCTACATATTCTTCATAATCCGTTTTACTCATTTTCTCTCCTATTTAATTTCTTCAATTTCCTCAATGCTGCATGATGGAAATTTCATATAGAATTTATACATTGCCATACTTTTAGATTCCTCCTGGACTTCCATCACACAAATATTATTGTCTTTGATATATTTAATCCTGTATTTTTTTAACACCTTTATACCCTAACCTTTCTAATTCTTTTTTTCTTTCTTCATTTTCTTTTATTATCAGCCAGCCACATCCTTCTACGAACCAATCATCTCCATATATATCAAAAATCTGTTTCATAGTATCATCGCAAGCATCATCTATATCTAAGTGATCTACAATAAAAGCTAATTCTTCTTTTGGTATGAATTTCATTTTGTTTCCTCAAATCCATCATACAAATATTCTTTATTCACATTATTTTTTAAATCCATAATTTCCATCCTTTGTGCTGAAATCATATTTTCTAAACTTGTAATCTGTGATACCATTGAACAACTACATACAATCAATCCGCATATAGCACCTAACATCAATCCTATTGTAAACCACATATTAGAAACCACTCTCCAACGGATTACCTGATGGTGCGTTCAATCCATATAAAATATCTACAATTGTTGCATTCTCATCAACACCTTTGAAATACCCTTTTTATTTCATCCCGTTTAAGACAAGTATACTTTTAAACTTGCGTCCGCTTAAATGGCCTTTTAAATAGCTTTGTAACAAATCATTTTCAAATTTAGTTAATTTGTATGCTGGCTTCTTGTATGGACTAGTCAACCATATAAGTCTTTCTTCTCCACAACGACCACAAGGGCCACCAAAATCACATTTATCACAATGTACATCCTTACACCGCATAGGTTTTCCGTTAGTTACCGCAAAACTATTAATACCATATATTCCTATATCATCGAAATATCTTTCAAGATTCGTTTCTTGTTTTATTTCCTGCTTTTCATCTTCTAACCAACCTAATTCTTTACATTGCTTTTGAATTGCTTTTAATTCTGGGATGCTAATATTTACACAATCAAAAACTCCTTTTGCTTTTCTGAATTTTTTGTTTTTAATACAAAATTCAATCGTAATATTTTTTTTACCATCAAAATAAGATATAAGTGTGTCTTCGCTATATGCTTCGGATAGCTTATATCCGATTTCTTCAAACATCTGTTCTGCTTTCATTAAATCCACCTCAATCAACAATCTTTCTACCACAATTTGGACAATACTTAGGTGTGTATTCGTAAGTACATTCATCACCAGTGTCATCATCTTCGTCCACTTTAATTTCTTGATACTCTTCAAGTACAATCCCACAATTTGAACATTCAAATCGGTCACATAAATTGTACTCGGACAGATTTTCGCAAGTCTTTTCATCTAGCCATCCAAGCTCTTCTGCTTGTTTATCAATAGCTTGCAATATATCTTCCTCGATTTTCACTTCCATGTCGGTGTCTATATTAATTTCTTTTTCTGATAAGTCGAACGTTATTTCAAAAGTTGAGTATCCAAATTTTTGTAAATAAATTATTTTGTCATCTTCTACATTTCTCTTGTATCCTAGTTCTTCAAGCATTTCACTTGCAGTCATACGTTTTTATCTCCCTTTTTAAATCGTCAATAGCTTTCTTAACATCCTTTAAATCCATGTCAAAGTCACTAACTAAATCTGCCATACGATTGTTAGAATAGCTCTGTAAAGCCGATTCTAGCGTTGTGTGGTATGAGATAGGCTTTTGTACGTCTATCTCATTTCCTTCTTTATCCTTACCCTTTACGAACGTTACAAGAGCGAATGAACCACCGCTAGAAGTGATTGCATAATTATTTTGTAATCTAATCATTTTCTTTCTCCTAATCAATTGATTTAAACTTATGAATCCAACTTTGCAGATATTCAACTTGCTCTTGAACAAGCTCAAGAATTTTTTCTTCTGCTTCCAATTTAGCCTCTTCAATCGTTTCTGCATATAAATCATAAGGTTCGTCACTTTCATATATATCTTCAATCTCAAAATCCGCATAGAACGCTCCACAATCATGAAATATAGTTGCGATAATTTCATCTTCGTAAAATCTTGTGAAATGAAGTTTATAATTCAAATCTTCTTCGTCATATTCCCAATATTTATCTTCATTACTGTTCATACTTCCACCTCCTCATCTTGTGGCATTTGATAAATTTCTTTCCATTCTTTTGTAAAATATTTACCAATACAATTACTATTCACATCCTCGGTACAAAACTCATGTTCAGTCCTAATAGAAGTTTGTATTTCATCTAAAACTTTTAAAGCTTTTTCCTTGGTTGAATATATTCCTAATGTACAACCATTCCCTACAATGTATATTCCAGTTTCAAATTGCTCAATTACAAAACGATTAACATCTTGTAATTGCATTCTATTCTGACTTCTAATCCACATCTTAATACCCACTTTCTAAACGTTGATAATTCACTTTGTTTTTTTTACAGTAAGCTTTGTATACATCTTCAACACTGAATCCTAAGTATTCAGTGATTGCGATTAGTCTTTCAAGCTTATTTGAGTTAATGCTCGTTAAATCTGCAAGTAAATAAATAATTCCAGTTTTAAAAACTTTAATTTCACAAAAATATGTTATAGCATTGTCAATCATTTGTTCTTCTGCTCTCAACTCCTCTTCACCGTTATCGAAATGATTTTGATAACTTAAAACGAAATGCCAAATATCAACTAATTCTCCTAGAACTTTTTCTTCATCAACAGGTGCTTGAGATTTCTTCCACCAACACCAATCCCCTTTTAATTCGTGCGTAAGTTCTCCAACTTCATCTAGAATTGCGAAGCTAAGATTTTTTTTGTCAATTTCAGTTAATCCGTATTCTTTCATAATTGCTTCATCTAGTTTAGCTTGCATTTGAAGCATTTCTTTTATTAAATCAATATCTTTACTTGTCATTTGTTTCTCCTTTTATTCATCTATGAAATTTGTGATATACGTTATTTCTTTCATTGTTTTTATCGCTTCCTCCTTTAAAAATTGTAATGTTGCTCTTTTTGCTTCTTCGAAACTTTTATACGAACAAAAAAGGCCTTCAATATCTCCAAAATGCAATGTGCAATAAAAATGAAATGATTTTGTCTCACTCTCGTCCTTCTGGGACTCTACAATTATTGCAATCGCTCTTCTTACATTATCGTCATCAATCAATACGAGTCGTGTTTCTTTTTGCCAGCCAAAGCTATATTTTTTCCATTCTAGTTTCATATTTCCCTCACATTTTTAAAATAATCTTTTCTCTTCGATACGTTTCAATCTATAACCTATACGTCTATATTCTTGGTAAATTGGTTTCCAAATCAATTCACATTGCTTTCGCTCATTTGGAAGATACTTTTCCATAACTTCCAACTCATCCTGTAGATGTATCGCAAATGGGCATCCTTTACATCCTGTTCTCTTGAAGTTGTAAGGTGGATAGTAAAGCTTGCATAATTTAATGTTTCTTTCTTTTACGTACCATTCCATCCAATCATCATTCAAAGGATTTAAAGGTTTGAATTTAACAACTTCGTTGTTTTTAGTTAATATGCATCCTTCGTGCATTGATCTAATTCCGCCCTCAGCTTGTCGAGTACCAATAATTGCGATTTTTCTTTTATTTTCTTCTTCCCATTTGTGTAATGGCTTTTTCTTCAACTCATTACAACAATTTGGACTTAAAGGAATATTGAAATCTTTTGAAAATTGGTATTTCAGTATGCCTGGGCATTTAAATTTGGCGGATACCTCTACTCCATTTGCCTTTACACCTTCATAATAATTTCGGTTTGTTTTTTCAAAATCGCCTTTTAATTGAAATCTCCGTACCTGTTCCGCGTGAAATTTTGATTTAAAAGGATAGCCTTTTTCTTTTAGCATTTGCGGAATGTTCACTTTTGAATTTACAATGACAAATCTAAAATCATTTTCTGCTAATTCATTAACGAACCTCCGTATATCGTTATATTCAATCCCTGTATTCATAAATACCCTAGGTATTTTGTTTTTTGGCAATGCTTCATCAATTAAATAATGTAATGTAGTGGAATCCTTACCATCACTGAACGAAATATAGAAATTTTCTTCGCCATATTTTTCAATTGTCTTTCTAATAACATCTATTCTGTCGAATAGGATAAAATCATTTTCTGTCAATGGTTCTAACATCATGTAATCCATTAGGATCTTTCACCTGTCACTAAATATTTATGTAATTTTTTGCAACCAATTTTTGTGGATTTATCCGATGCAACAAAACTTGTCAAAGCGCATGCTTTTTTTAAATAATCTAATTCTTCATCCGATATAACATATCCTTTAACAGATACCTTACAAATAAGATTTTTCTTTTCTTCCGCAACAGTTTCCGAATCGTTATCTTTTGTTCTTTTTTGCTTTACATGATATTGTCCAGTTAATAGTCTATATAAACAAATTTTTCCACCAAAAAATTCAAGATTTCTAGAATCAAGTTCCATTGATCGTACCTCTAAATATTCATTGAAGTACAGTGGGTTGCATGGCTTAAACTCACCATCCACATCAAATGCATCATATGGTTCTAAACCATTATCTTCCATGAATTTTTCAATCACTTTTGGTTCAATCATTCTATTTCCTCCAATTCCAATTCTTCGCATATTTTTACGATTACAAATCCATTCCTTGAACGCTTTATTTTTCCTTTTTTCTGTTTGGAACACATGGATCTAAATGTATTGATTGTTGTTTCTAAAAACAATGCACATTCATCTTCTGTTCCAATACAAGCAGGAAGATCATCCTTGTATATTCCATATATTTTTCGTGCCATCAGTTCAACCTGTAATTCTTTCCAGGCTCTTTCTCAATTTCAAAGAAGAAACCATTGCACTTCTCAACGATTCTTCCAGTAACTGCTTCATTGATTTCAATCATTTCCTGGCTTGTTCTTTCGCAGGATATGATTGTCTGCATGTTGTTGTTATAGCGATAGTCAATCAAATCAAAGATTGCTTTATCATCCAACCGATTGGCACTAGATTTAAACAAATCATCTAGATACAAGATTTGAGCGTGTTTAGCACGTTCTAGAAGCGAATAATCAAAATTGCTAATAGAATTGCTCAACTCAATGTATCTGACGTACAGAACACGTTTATTTTGTTCTAACAACCAATTACTGATTCCTGAACATAGATGTGTTTTCCCACATCCACTCTGTCCTAAGAACATCAGCCAATTGCAAGGCATATGTTCTGCAAAATTGTTTTTACAATCCTGGATGTAATTCACTGCCATTTTTTTGATTGCTTCCTGCCACGGATCAGATGCAACAAAATCATTGATTCGTTTGTTTAACAAATCTTTTAAACCACTGTTCTTTTTGTTCTTCTCAATCCACTCACTGCGATAGCTTGATAGTTTCTCACAGTCATTTCTTTTTGAACAGAACACCTTTGTTGGAGCCGCCAAGTATTTTCCGTCATAATAAGCTGGCTTTTCCCAAATACCACAAGCGCCTGCTGCCATGCATTTGTCACAATCACTTTGACAATGTTTGCTTTTAAGATATTTCTCATTGTTTGCATCATTTTGTTTTTGGATTATTTCACTAACTGACTGCATTACATCTTCATTCCTTTCGTGATCACAAAATCATTTGTTTTTTGTTTAGGTGCTACACTGTTCAGATAAATTTCAAACTTAGATCCAAACAACGTGTCAGGCCTTAGATACTTGTTCATTTTTGTATCGTTTAACCAATCATAAGCTTTAACATCAATCACAAGCTTAAAATCTTCTAATCTGAATCCCTCATTCCATCTAGCATGAATCTTCTCTCTAGCAATTCGATTGCTATGTTTGTAATGCTTTGAACATTTAGAATTCAAGTAGTCAATAATTTCAACATAAGGAATTGTTTCTGATGCTGATAAATCAGTGTCGTCGGAACTTTCTTTTATATTTCTTTTATTAACTGTGTTACTAACTGTGTATATAACTGTCTTAGATTGGTCATTTTTGACCATTGTACATTGGTCATTTTTGACTATTCTACAATTGCCATTTTCGACCGTTCGATTAGTCACTTTTGACCAATCTATAGATAAAGCATTTTTTAACTTTTGTCCTACTTCTCCAAACGCATACCAAGTTGTATGATTCCATGGATTTTCGTTATAGTTTCCCTTGACTAACAAGCCCAGTTCAACCATTTTATTTAAGATTCTTTTTATCTTTTGAACATTCCAATAAGGGAACATTTTGTGCAATCCTTCATATGTATTAAACGTCCAATATTTCCCGTCCTGGAAATTGTAATTATTTGCTTCGTTCTTGCTGATCCAAAAACAAAACATATCGAACATGATAGCTATTTCAACTCCATATTCACTCGCAATTTCTGCATCAAAACTGTGTTTCATTTTCTATCCTCAGAATAAAGATCTTTCCTTTATTCTCTTTCTATTCCTTGTATTACTTTTAGGTAGAATAACAAGCTCATAAAGTCTTCCATCTACCGAATAAAAACGATATGCTGCCCCCATGCAAGAAATGTTTTTTCTTTGTACAAGTGCAGCTGTTATTCCATATTCTTCAAACATATAAACTGCATCAGGAACCACCTGTAGAACCTCATATGATGCATTTTGAACCTGAATAACATCTCCTGTATTAACATTAACAGCATTCTTTACATTCATTACATCACCTGCTTTCTTGAGTATGTGATGTTTTTTTATCTTTTAACTTTGTTACCATTTCTTCTATTGGTTCTTGTATCATGCTTAAATCATATTGATCCAAGATTTTTAAATCACATAGATACGTTATTAAATCGTACCAACTTCCTATTCTTGAAATCACTTCTAATTCATCCATTGTTAAATCGAAACAATTGGATACATCATAAGGAATATTGTCTGCATAATATGTAATACTATGAATTCCTTTATCTTCTTCATTCAATTTCTCGTAGATTTCTTCTGTTTTTAAATCAATAAAAACCCTTCCAATTACATCAATCGGTTCTCTGTAACATTGTGGTTCATGTTCCTCACACTTAATTTTCTTTTTCCAGAAAAACATCTTTACCTACTTTCTTTTCGCATAACTCAATGATTCAAGATTCTGCTTTTTCATTTTCCTTGTTGTACGAACATAAATTCGTGTAGTTTCTAAACTAGAATGTCCAAGAATATCTGCAAGTTCTGCAATCGCATTTTCACCATTCTGCATCAAATACTGAATGGCGAACAAATGTCTAAATGCATGAGGATGTACTTTACCAAGCTTAATTCCTCTGCATTTACCAGCAACCATCTTTAAGTCTCTAGACAACACACGAGCATTTACAGGACTTTTCTTATCAGAAGATGTAAATATATACCCTTCTTCAATTCTGTTGTCCTTGCAGTATTTAAGGAGTTCTCGTCGCAAGTCTGAACGTAGAATGATTCCTCTACCTTTTCCTTTGTTCATAACATACACATTATCATCCGTTACTGCTTCCACAGTGAAAAACTGTAATTCACTCAAACGAATGCCCGTATACCCAAACACCTTCATGATCTCGTATAAGTCCATACGATTGATTTCCCGAGCTTTTTTAAGTAGTCTTTGAAATTCATTAGGCTCTAGAATATCATCCAAAGAATCATCTTTTTGGACTCTTACGTTCTTCAATAAGTTCTTTGAATAATATTTCTTTAGCTTAAGAAAATTAAAATCATCATCTGAATCAATGATTTCGCTATATTTAATAAATTTATTTATTATCACAATATAGTTGTTTACCGTACTGATTTTATAATCATGCAGCAATTTATCTTTAACACAAACTATATCGGACTTTTGTATTTCACCATCAGGCAATGAGTTAACAAACAATGTAGTTACATGTTTGTATTTGCGAATGGTATTCTTACTTTTTTCATCCGCTGTTTCTTCTTCAATAAACCCGTCAATTTTTGTTTGTAACTCATCCTTAGTCATATTACTTAACTACCTGGATGATTGTTGTAACCAAGATCTTAGTAGACAAGAACACACATACATTCAATACAAGCAAAACGATATTGATTAATGTACACGCAACTACATAATTCTTTGGCTTAGGTTTCTCATTCATGACAATCTTGTCATCTAACTTATAGAATTCATACTTATCGAAATTTGGAAACTTATCGAAACTTGGAATCTCCCAAGTTTCTTTTTCTTTTTCTTTTGTCATTTTATATCTCCTTTTGATGCTACTGATTATTACACTTTTACAGTGTTGAAATAACCATAGGCATTAGCACTCTTTTAAGTGCTTTTTTTCTCTTAACCATTCATGAAATGAATATGCTCTATCTTGATGGTCTATTCTTTTCACCAAAATCCAATCCTTAGCCAAAATATCATTTGTTGTAATACCTGCCATACGAACAATATATCCTTTAAAAGGAATATAAGCGCCATAGCCATAAATAGCATTATCAAACGGCACTAAATAGCCATTTACAGTTGTGAGGAATGATTTCTTACGTACCATTCCCATTTTTCTTTTCTTTGCCAGCTTAGTGGCTTTAACAATATTCATTTTTTTATTTCTCCTTTTAGAAACTGTGGTATAATAACCATGTGATTAATTTACAAGGGCTCACTACCCTAGCACTCTTGGCCAAGAGTGCTTTTTATTTGTTCCTTCCAAATGTCATTAAGCGCACTTTTAGTCTCAGGAAAATGCTCAACAAATATTGGAGTGGGAACCGCAAGAACCTTTCCAAGCATAGTAGCGCGATATGATCCTTCAAATATTTCACCTTTTTTGTCTTTTTGTTTGCGTAGATTACGTAAAATCTTTCTAGCTTGTGTATCTTTTACAGGTAAAACAAGCACCACATCTTTCACAGTCACATATGCTTTCATTTTTCTTCGTTCTCCTTTCCTTTTGAATCTTGAATTTTGCTTCGATCTAAAATACACGCGATATATCCTTGGTCATACTCTTCGATGTCATAACCCATCTTCTCAAGCTTTTCCAAGGCTTCTTTGACATTTTCATCAGCTGACATCACATCCCTCCTTCCTCGTGTCTTACATACACATTATAGTGGCTTATAGCCACGTTGTAAAGTTTTTTGTGTCTTAAGTTTACTTTTTATTTTTGCATTGCTATAATACATTTAAAGAGGTGAATTGAATGGATGATAATATCGGTTTTAGAATAAATAAAGTTAGATCACAATTGAACTTAAGCATGGAAAAATTCGGCAATAAAATCGGTATTTCTAAAAGTTCTGTGAATAAATTAGAAAAAGGAATTAACCAGCCTTCAGAACAAACTATAAAATTAATTTGTAGTGTATATAATGTTGACTATGCATGGTTAACTCAAGGTGTTGGAGAAGATATTTTTATTTCCATTCCTGAGTCAAAGATAGATCAAATCATGGAAGATTATGGCTTAACTGAAAAAGAACGACCACTTGTTCGAGGATATTTGGAAGCGCCTGAAGAAGTCAGACAACAAGTTGCCGATTATTTAAATTCAATTGTTGAAAGAGAAATAGCGAGAAGAGAAAAAGAAAAGAACAACAAATAGGTTGTTCTTTTTTGGTTAGATTTATTGTATGATTAACATATGAAATGGAAAGCGTTTACTTGACGTAAACAAATGAGGGTTAAAAAATGAAATTATTCAAAACTATTGGGGTTGCTATGCTTGCAATTTCTATATGTACAGGCTGTACAAACAATACCAGCGACAATTTAAATTCTACAGACGAGCTTGAGTTAAGAAAGTTTGATATTGATTCAACGACAGAATACAAAGTTGCAGATATTAAATTCAAGATACCTGATTACTTTGATATGGAAGATACTGACGATCCCGACATAAAGCATTTTTTTGATAACAATTCAAAACTACCAATACTTTCTTTGCAAAAAGGAGATGGTACATTAAGTGATGACACAATAGACGAATATATCAACGACTTTGTAAATTCATCAGATGGTGCATTTAATAATTTTACAAACTTTACTTCAGCAGCAGAAAAAACAAAAATCTCAAGGATACCTTATACTCGTGTATATGCAGATGGTGATATTGTTTTAAAAGATAATAGTAAACTAAACACAGATTTAACATTTTATTTTATATCAAACAATAAAAAAGATAAATTTGTTGTATTTATGTATATTCAATATGATGGTCTAAAGTATGATTACGAATACATGGTACATCAAATAATACAGAATATTGAAGTTACTGACCAAAAAAGCACTGACGAAAAAGAAGATACAACTAACAGCACTTCTAATTCAACAACAAATTCTTCCGACAATTCATCTGATACACCTACAACAACTCCAAGCACATCTACTCCATCTCCAACAACAGGAGAAAAAAATGCACTAAGAACTGCAAGAGAATATTTAAATTTTTCTGCATTCTCTTATACAGGATTAATTAAGCAACTAGAATATGAAGGCTACTCAACAGAGGAAGCCACTTATGCGGCTGACAATTGCAATGCAAACTGGAATGAGCAGGCTGCTAAATCAGCAAAAGAATATTTAGACATGTCGTCATTCTCTCGACAAGAATTAATAAATCAATTAATTTATGAAGGTTATACACAAGAACAAGCAGAATATGGTGTAACACAAAACGGGTATTAAAAGAATAAGCTAGGGTAAATTCCCTAGCTTATATTTTTTCTTTGCCGACTACTTCATCAGACCAAATTTCTTCTTGCGTGGTTTCGTCTTCATAGCATTCAAATCTTTCCACAATTGAGATTCTCTTTTTTTCTTAAATTTAGTATCCTTCTTTTAAATTTGCGCGTAAATACCTATAGGTATTAGTGTTATTCATTTTTAGATGATAACAGCAGTCTTTGTGCATGATTATACAGAATTTGCAAATCATCCTCATTAAGTTTTTCTGCTAGGATAATTAATTTCGTTATCCATAAATCCCTTTCCATAAGATCATCCCTTTCCATTCATTTTCTATGAATAAAAAGAAAAACGTTTTCCTTATTCTAATATAATAAGTCTTAAATTTTATATGTCAATGCCTGTTTTGTGTTAAATTGTACAAATATGATACTAAAAAGTGCAAGTGGTTATATATCACATTATCAGTATTGAATTTTTTCGGGGGGGGGGTAGAATTTTTTAATGAGCTTTTGGTTATATTATTAATTACAGACTTTGCTTTGTAAATATTTATTAATATTTTTCATTTTTCATTACTCTTTTTAAAATTGGATGTTATTATTCATGTGTACATGATAAATATTTTAGGCTTTTTTCTATTTCCTCAAAAAAGATTAGCAGAGAATGAAAAACAGATAGTGATGTTGAGCAGTATACACTATCTGTTTTTCTTTTTATGTATTTGTTATGTACGTGGTGGGGCGATAGTTCCCACATCTCATCAGAATTTATATTCCTACCCTTGACACTTTCGTGTGCGATAGCCATCTTTCTATCCTCACGTACACTATCTGTTTTTCTTTTTATATCAGCTAAATAAGCCTTTCTCTTTTTCAAGATCACTGAATGGAACTGTCATTATTCCATATTGTTTAAAACCTTGCACGATATCGCTTTTTATTGTATGAGCATCGTTTAGAATTACAATACATTTCGCATCGTTTCTAGTCTTTTCTATATCCAACCACGCAAATACTGTAGTAGTCAAACTATCTCTAGTAGGATTGTTGATTGCCTTGCATAAGCGCTCGTTGTGATTTTTATTTCTTTGAAAGCATAGATCAAATTTTTGAGTTAGTCCTGACCTTCCAACAAATGAAACGTTATCCGAAAAATAAATATCATTTTTAATAAAAAAGTTTGTTACATCTTCCAAGAAATATGATGTAGTACGAACTGTATTGGTTAAATACATATCGTCAATTTGAAGCATTGTCATTGCTAATTGATGCACTTTAGACGGTAAATCCTTCTCAGATGATAAAACAGTCATTTCATTATCATCACTTAAGGAAACCCCTGACAACATGCAAATTTGTTCAATGGTTTTTCTTCTGCTGGATTTCTTATCAATATTAATGCCTGTATCAATAAGATTATTTATAATATATCCATCATCGGAAACCAAAAACATACCGTTTTCTTTTTTATCATCCACATAGCAAACTATTGAATCTCCTATGTGATCTTCAAAAGGAAGGACTATTTCATGTGCAGTTTCTATTTTTTTTACAGATAAATTAGATTTTAAAAAATTCAAATAATTCTTTGCAAAGTCTTTTAAATTTTCCATAACAACATTCCTCCCTACAAAAACATTTTAACAAAATCTAGGCATTTCCACCACGCTATTTTTGTTTAATTCAATTACTTTAAATTTTCTTAAAAATTCTACACAATAGTTTACCAAGTTAGGATCATTGATATCAAACTTTGTTGCATATTTATCTTGGTATTGTTCGGTAAATATATGTAGATGAGTTCCATAAATAATTTCACCATCCGGATTTTTATGAGCGTGGTTATCAGGAACTACATCCAATCGCATCAAAGGTAATTTTGCTTCTTTATCTAAGGCAAGATATGTTAGTTTATCAGGTTGTCTGTTACCTCTACGCAAAATAATTTTGAATTTATGTTTAAATTCTTCTATAAGATAAGCTTCATATTCATTTCCTTCAGCTGGATTTGGAATTTCAATTTGTTTTTCTTGTAATCCCTTAAATCCATCTAATAATTTTCTGATTTCTTCTTCTTTCATTTCCTCGTGCACCTCTATATTAATTTTCATATCGACATTATTTATGTCACATTTACAACAACTTATTCATCATATCAACAATGCTCTTGTCCTTTGTATCAAACCAGTGTGCATATGTACTGTGCAATGTTTCAACTGTATCTCCTAAGCGTTTGGCTATGTCAAAATCTGAGAATCCAGCGCCTGCCATGTTATTAATTAGAAATGATGCATGTGAATGTCTAAAATCATGAATTCTTATTTTAGGCAATCCATCATCTTTTTCTTTTGCCTTGTTATATGCATCATCAAATCTTCTTTGTACCGTTTGAGGTGATATTGGTTTATAGTATCCAAACACAAATTTATCTTTTGTGAAATCATCCCATTTAGAACATTCTAGAAACCATTCACGAAGCATTTTAGACAAAGTATTAGGCATTGTGATAGTTCTATAGCTATTGTTTGTTTTTGGCGGTGTAAGCCATTTATTAGGATCTTTCTCTTTGTATCTATATGTTTTGTTGATATCTATAGTTTGTTTCCTAAAATCAATATCCTTCCATTGTAGGGCCATGGCTTCACCTTTTCGTAATCCCATGTAGAATAAAACAGAATAAAAACATTTCATCATTTGTTCATCTACTTCTTCAATAAACAAATCAAAATCATATTGCTGCCATATTGTCATTTCTTCTTTTCTTTCATTAAGTCTTAGATCACGTTTCACATATGTCATTGGATTTGATTGGATGTATTCAGAAGTAACACCAAATTTATATAGCTTATTTAAAAAGAAATATATTCTTGATACATATGCCTTTGAATATTTCTCATCAAATTTATTGATCAAGTTTTGCATTTGCCTTTTATCTAAAAAATCAATATCTTTCATTTCCTTAGAAAGAACATTGTACAAATATTCATCTGATTTTAGTGTTGATTCTTTGACATACTTTTTATTATATTCTTTAAAAGCTTTATACAGTCTGTCAAAATTCATATCTGATGGAAGCATAAAGAAATCTTTTCTGAATTCAACCTCAGCTTTTTGTGCTTCCCATTTAGAATCAAAACCACGCTTACGATATCTCTTTATACACTTACCATCCTTATATATTTTTCCAGCAAACATATATTTTCCTGTCTTTTTATCTAATTCTACTGCCATTTTTTGTGCCCTCTTATATGTCCATAATATGCAAAAAAGGGGTATAATTCAACATTTTAATATCAAATTATACCCCAATATACCCCAAGACAAATAAAAAAGCCTTTAAATAAAGGCTTAAATTTCAATGGAGCAGATGAGGGGA